AGATCTAGCTCTTCCTTTTCTTAAAATCCTTGGACAACTTTCACCAGAAGTTAACAAACGTGATGGTAAGTATGTCGAAGGTGCAGAGCCAGGAATGATTTATAATTCTGTCTCTGGAGATTTATACGACGGCGTAAAAGGTATAGATGTAATTCCGTGCTTTTACAAACTTGAATATATCGAATGGAAAGATAGAGGAGAGGGACCAGGTGCACCAGTTGCAATTTATGATTCTTCATCTGATATCATGTCTAAAACAAAACCAGATGCAAACTACAAAGATAGATTACCTAATGGTAATTATATCGAAAAAACTGCATCGCATTTTGTTATCATAACTGGCGACAGTCCATCGACTGCATTGATTGCTATGAAATCTACTCAATTAAAAATTAGTAGAAAATGGAATTCAATGATGTCGGGCATAAAACTAAAAGGTAAGAACGGTTTATATACGCCGGCATCTTTTAGCCACATTTACAAACTAAAGACTACTCAAATGTCTAATGATAAAGGCACATGGTTTGGTTGGGAAGTTAGTAAAATTGGCCCTATTACTGACGCAAGCGTCTATCAACAAGCTAAATCGTTTTCTGAAAGTATCTCTAAAGGTGCAGTGAAAGCGAAGCATGGTGAAGAGAAACCAGCGGAAAGTAGCAGCATTATATAATTCTCTAAGAGAATAAGTGCACAGTGTGGGCCAGGAGGGAGACTGAGTGGCCCACATGAAAGTAGTTTATGGATGAAAAGTATATAAAATTTTTTGAAGGTTATAGGCAAGCTTACGGTGTAGCAGACATGTCTACACTAAAGATAGACCCAGAAAGCAGAAAGCAAAAGCCAATATACCGATGGAACGACGAACAACTTACCGATAAAATTTATAAAAACCACCTTGAAGGTACACAATCAATAGGTGTTCAACCGTGTAATGAAAACGGACAGGCTCGTTTTGGTGTAATAGATATAGATCCAAGTGATTACGGAGACTTTGATAGAAAATTTTTTATAGATACATTACAGACTTATAACCTGCCTCTTATACCNGTTTTGTCTAAAAGTGGNGGTCTACATCTATATATGTTTATAGATAAATTTATAGACGCTTCACTTATAAAATCTTTTTTAAGTAACTTACTACCAATATTTAAATTAAAGCCAGACACAGAAATATTTCCAAAACAAACACAGCTCACAAAAGATAATGAGACAGGTCAACTAAACAAAGGTAACTTTATTAATCTACCATACTTTAAAAAAACAGAACGTGTTGCAATAAACATAGATGGCACGCATTTTACGTTTGANCAATTTATTGAAGTAATTGAAAACAATACAGTCAGTCAAGAAGATTTAAAAATAATAACTGACTCTATCGATAAACAAGATATGGAAGGTGTTGATGAGGAATTTATTGAAGGACCTCCTTGTCTTGCGCATCTATCTAAAATAATGAAGGACCCTAAGTTTGATGGCAAAGATAGATTTATGTATAACTATCATGTCTTTGTTAAAATGAAGTATCCAGACGATTGGCAGAAGAAAGTAAAAAATGCACCAGTCAAATATTTTATTGGCGAACATGCAAATGCGTGGGATGATAAAACGGTTTCTGCAAAAGTTAGATCGTGGACAAAACAATTTAAAGGATTTACTTGCACACAAAGCCCAATAAGTGAGCACTGTAAAAGAGGTATATGTGTTAAGAAGAAATTTGGTATCCTTGCAGGATCAAAAGGTAATTACCCGGTATTGACTAATCTTAAAAAAATAGATTTAGATCCAGAACCAGAGTATGAGTTTGATGTTACAAAACCGGACGGTATCAGTACAGCAACAGTACACTGTAGATCTATTGAACATGTCAATGATCAACGTAAACGTAGAAATGCCATAGCAAAAGCTGCAGGGTTTCCACCACCAATTATTAAAGGTGATGAGGACCAAACTGTATTAGAAGAATTATTTAAAACACAAAAATTAGTTCATCCACCAATAGGAACATCGCCAAAAGAAAAATTACATGATGTATTACATGCAAAAATTAATGGACCAAAAGCTATGAACGATGCTAGTTTTAAATCAGGCACAGTATTAATTGAAGACGGTTATGCATATTTTAAATTTGATAAATTTTATGACAAGTTAAGATCTAAGAATTGGAAATATAGTGAAGACAAGACAGGTGTAATGATGAAAGTAAACTATAAACAATGCGACATACAATTTTTAGAACAAAAAAGATATCCGTCTAAAGAAAAAAATAAATACAATACACCTACAAAAAACATTGTGATGATTGATGTGGATGAGTTTAAAGACATTATAATTAACCACACAAAGATAAAACATAACACGGAGATAATGTGATTAGAAAAATACTCGGGCCTCCTGGAACAGGGAAAACAACAAAGCTGTTGAAGTATGTCAAAACTTTTTTAAAACTAGGTACGCCTATAGATAAGATAGGATATTTTGCATTTACAACTAAAGCAGCTAACGAGGCTATAGATAGAATGCTAGATGCATACCCTCAATATCAAAGAAAAGATTTAAAATATTTTAGAACGTTACATTCATTGGCTTTTACAAGACTTGGGTTAAAAAAATCTGAAGTATTACAAGACGAACACTATGAAGATATAGGTAGAAAATTAGGTATAGAGGTTACAGTATACTCAAATGGTGAAGAGAAAACAGGTTTTGTAGATTCAGATAGTGAATACTTTAACCTTATAAATGCAGCTAGAATTAAAGGTGTATCTATTGAAGAAGAGTACAACACGGACATGTACTCAGAAGAAATTGATAAACATCAGCTACAAATTTTAAAAGATGAATTAGATAACTACAAAGAGTCATTTAAATTAGTAGACTTTACGGACATGATTGAAAAATTTAATGTGGCAGAATTGTGTCCAAAATATGACGTGGTGTTTGTTGATGAGGCACAAGATTTATCGCCGGTACAGTGGAAAATGTACGATATTCTTAAAAATAACTCCAAACACGTTATATTAGCTGGCGATGATGATCAAGCTATTTATGGGTGGGCAGGCGCAGATGTTAAAAGATTCCAGGACGAACCTGCTAAAGACATAGTTTTGCCACAATCTTACAGAGTTCCACAACAAATACAATCTATCGCTGATAAAATACTGAGTCAAATACCTAACGAAAGAAGAATAAAAAAACAATGGTCCGCAAGACCAGAACAAGGCAACGTTCATTATGTTATGAACATAGATGATGTGCCTTTATACGAGGGTAACTGGTTGATTCTCGCAAGAACAAATGACAGATTAATAAAATTAAAACCACATCTTCAAGAGAAAGCCATATACTATCAATTTAAAGGTAGAAAGAGTTATAGGGCAAGACTCTACAAAAGTATTCAAGATTACACACGTTGGACCAATGGAGATAAATTATCGTTATCTGAATGTAAAGATTTGTTTGAATTTTTAGAAGAGAAAGAACCAACAGAAGAGCGAATGTATGATTTATTTGAATGGGGATACTCACGAACACAAAGATGGTTTGATGTATTTAAAGCTGATCCAGAAGAATGTTTATACATAAGAGAAATGTTACGAGAGGGCGAGGAACTATCTAAACCTGCAAGAGTACAACTGTCAACAATACACGCAGCCAAAGGCGGCGAGGCAGAAAATGTATTATTAATTTTAGACAATACAAAAAAGATAAGAGAGGCGATAGAAAAAAGTTGGGAGAAAGCTGATGAGGAACAACGGGTTTGGTATGTCGGCGTTACACGTACAAAACAAAACTTATACATACTAAATGCAAAACAGGAGGATAAAGGTTATGACATCGAAAGTTTGGGATAAACAACACGGNGGATCCCATTATCAAAAATATAAAATACAACCAAGTAAGTTTGTAGTTGAGAATGAATTGCTATATCCTGANGGTTGTGCTATAAAGTACATCATTCGTCATCGCGACAAGAATGGAAAGGAAGATATATTGAAAGCAATACATTTTTTAGAAATGATACTAGAGAGGGATTA